GACACCATGTCCATGCAAGAATTCAAACGGGCCTATCAGCTCGCGCCGATCCTCATGGTCGGCGGCATCGCGGCGAACCTTCCGAACGGCCAGCAAACCGTCCTCACGCTGACCGAGGGGAGCGATTCGGTCATCTATCCCGATGACTCGCAGTATTTCGCCCACTTCAAGCCCCTCCCGGGCGGGACGCTCGTGGACTTCTCGGCGGCGGAGTATCCCTTTGCCTCCATGAACATGGCCGCGAACGCGATGCTTCAGAACGCGCTGAAGGTCAGCCTGTCCATGACATGCCCCGCGCGCACGGGCTCGAACAGCTACCCCTCCATCCTCGCGATCATCACGCGCATTCGCCAGCAGCTCACCGCGCACATTCTGGCCGGCGGGACGTTCACGGTCGCAACCCCGGGCAACATTTATGAGAATTGCCTTCTCCTGGCCCTGCGTGACGTCAGCAGCGCCGGAGACAAGAAAGTCCAGGGTGCTTTCCAATGGGATTTCGTTCAACCCCTGATCACCCAGCAGGCGGCCACGAAGTCCTTCAACGCGCTGTATAACAAGCTGGCAAACGGCCTTCCCACGGGCGACCCGCCGAAAAATAGCGGAGTGTCCACGGTGATCGGAAACGCGGCGACGAATCAGCCGGCCAGCCCCATAACGACGCCCACGGTGAACTAAATGGCCGATCAACAGATCATCCCGTTCAACCCGTCCCCGGCCGCAAACTTTCAGTTTCAGGCGACCCTCGACGGGAGTCCTTATAACGTCGTTTGCACGTTCAATGCATACGCTCAGAGGTATTACTTCAGCGTGTACGACTTGTCTGGAAACCTGATCGTTTCCAGGCCCGTCGTCGCGTCCCCGTCGTTCTTCAACACGAACCTTTTGGCGGGGTACTTCACGACGTCGATGATCTATCGCGATTCGAGCCAAGAGTTCGAGATTCCCGGCCTTCCCGCGATTCCGCTTCAGCGCCCGAGCAAGCCTCCGCCGGACGCCCCCTATCCGCTGGATCCGATCTCCATCCGGCCGGCCGTGGCGTTCTCGACGCGGCGCCTCCTGACCTCATACACGGGGCCGGCGCTCCGCGTGCGCCGAGACTCTGACGGCCACGAGAAGGACATTCTTTTCTTTGCTGGAGTGCTCGATACGAAGTCCATGCTGGACTTCGTGGGCTCCGGTGTCGGAACCGTCTCCATCTGGTATGACCAAAGCGGAAACGCGAACAACGCAACGCAGAGTCTCGTGAGCGCCCAGCCGGTGATCGCATCGGGCGGCGACGTGATAATTTCCGAGGGATTCCCGGCGCTGTACGTCCACCTTGGAAACCTCACGTTTAATAACCTGACGGCGGCGCAAAACGATTTCACCATTAGCTCGGTGTTCTCGACCACTCAGGCAAACGGCGTGAGCGATCCGAACCAGGGTTATGCAATGTGCGGATTCATCTATGGCGACATTGGTGGAAATTCATATGATCTCGGGTTCGGAAACCTCGGGAATAGGATGACTTTTTGGGGCGGGGGATCGGGTGGCGAAATTGGCGTTCAAGGCGTCAAGTCGATCATTGACGGGAAAAACCACGTTGCAATTGTTGCCCGAACCTCCTTCACCGGATCGGTGGCGATCTATGTGGACGGATCGCTGGACGGGTCGGGTATTGGCCCCATCGGTCAAAGGTATCAATCGACAACCCTTCAGGTGGGATCGGGTGGCATCAATTCGGCCCCCACTGACGGATCGAGCAGCCCCGCCGTATTCTTCACGCCGGAGAGCGTGATATATGCGTCGAGGCTGACCAGTTCGAACCTCGCGCTCCTGCAGCAAGCGCAGGCAACTTACGTGGGCGCCTGATGCGTGCATATTTCATAAGGATCAGCTCCCCGACTAGCGGGAATGTGCTTGCCCTTTACACCAGCTTCAACCCGGACGGATCCACCAATGGATCGGCCCTGAAAGTCGAGTTCGATATTCCCGTGTACGCCTACGGGGATCCGGCCGGGAATGCATACGTGAAAATCTCTGGCGTGAACTTCGCGGACATTCGCTCGGCGAATAATCTGAACGATGCGGATATCGTGATCTATGGGGGCATGGCGAAGGGCCTTCCGCTCGCGAATCCGCTCCAGGCTGGCGTCCTCCTGAAGGGCTCGGTGTTCCAATGCTTTGGCAACTGGCAAGGCGTGAATTCTTCGCTGGAGCTGATGGTGACGGCAAAGGCCGGAACGGTCGCGAAGCCGGTGAACCTGGCGTACACCTGGCGCAAGGGAACCACGCTTCAGGATGCAGTCACGCAGGCCCTGAAAATCGCATACCCGGGCACTGTGGTGACGGGATCGTTCTCCTCGTCGCTGGTCTACACCGAAGATCAGCCCTTCGCTTACCAGACGCTCGCTCAGTTCTCGCGATGGGTCGCGGACACCAGCCACGCCATCAACCCCGATCCGAAATACAGGGGTGCTCAGATCGTTCAGACACCGGGCGGGTTCAATCTCTACGATGGCACCGACACCACGCAGAAATCGAAGGAGATCAGCTTTCTCGACCTCATCGGACAGCCCACATGGCTCGACGCCGGGACGATGCAGTTCAAGAACGTTTTGCGGGCCGATCTCAACGTGGGCGACTTCATCACAATGCCCCAGGGCGTGAACGTGATCAACACGGTCAACAGCTTCGCAAGGTTCCGCGACACCACGTCCTTCCAGGGGAAATTCCAGATCCGCAACATCCGACACCTCGGGGACAGCCGGCAACCATCGGCCGACTCGTGGTGTACGGTGGTGGACACCTACACGGCGTGACGACATGAGCAGCATTGCGCAGAAGAAACAGCTATCCCTGAACCTGCCGCGCGTGCTTCGCGGAGCCGTCGCTGACGGAAAGCAGATCGAGGGCCAGGCGTGGCCCTGCCACGTCGTAGCCGTGGATGGCGCCATCGTCACCATCGCCTTCGACGTCGGTGGCGATTTCACGCTGCCCCAGGTAACGTGCCCAATCGCCGAATCGCGCTATGTGCGACTCCCCATCCAGATCGGGGACACGGGCTATGTGACAGCGGCGAGCGCGCGCCTGGGTGGCGTCACGGATCTCGGCGCGGGCGTGGCCCCGATGGTTCTGCCCTCGAATCTCGGCGGCCTGGTGTTCATTCCGCTCGGGCGCAAGTCCTGGAACACCATCGACGCGAATGCCGTGGTGATCCAGGCCCCGAACGGTTCGAAGATCCTGACCGATGACGGCGCGTCCGAGATCATCGTGGACACGGGCCAGGTGAAGATCACGCAGGGAGGAATCACGGTCGAAATCACCGGGGGCGTCGTCACCGTCACGGCCGATCATGTCGTGGTCAATGCTGGGGATTCGACATTCAATGGAGACGTGATCGTGAACGGGAATCTCACCGTGTCCGAGAACGTCACGGTCGGCGGATCCGTTGTAGTGGCGGGAGGCGTCACGGCGGCCACGCTCACCATCGCCGGCCTCGCCGCCGTGGGATCGCTCACCATCGGAGGCCACCCCTACGCGAGCCACAACCACCTCCCGGGGACGTACCATATCGGAAGCAGCAACGTCGCGGGCAATTCGGGGAACGTGGTATGAGGACTTACGGGCGAGACAAGAATGGAACCTGGTTCCGAATCACGGAAACGAGTCACGTGTGGCTCGCAACCCTGGTGCAGACCCTTCGCCTCGGCCAGGGCGAAAGCCCGTTCTTCGGGAACTACGGGATCCCCGCGCAGCAATCGGTGATCACGCAGATCGCACCGGACGCCGCCGTCGCGCGCACGCAGGCGCAGTACGCGCCATATTTTGCAATGCTGACCGTGACGAAAGACAATGCCGCACGCCAGCCGACTTATGCCGTGGAATGCGTCTTTCAAGACGGAACCCTGGTCAATGACAAGGTGTACACCTAATGCCGCTCATCACCTCCTCCGGGGCCACCTCGGCGACCCTCGAAAACCTGAACGCCGAGCTTCTGGCTTTCGCGATTGGCCTGGCGCCCGGCTTGACGGCCGATCTCCCGGGATCGCTCGTGGAGGATATGTCCAGCACCGCGACCGGCGCGCTGGCCGTGCAAGACCAGGCCGCCGTCGATCTGATCAATTCGATCTCCCCGCTCACGGCCAATGAGTTCATCCTTCGCCAGCTCGGCGAGGTGTATGGGGTGCGCCCGGGGGTTGGCTCGAACACCAGCGTTTTCGTCACCTTCAGCGGATCGCCTGGGTTCGTCGTGAACATCGGGTTCATCGTCGGCGACGGAACGCATCAATACATCGTGCAAGACCCGGCCATCATTTCCGGCCCCGGCCCCATCGGTTCGAGCGCGCCGACGTTCTGCCTGGCCGTTGACTCGGGGACGTGGGCTGTCCCGCCGAACACCGTGACGGTGCCGATCACGAGTGTCCCCGCCGGCTTCACGCTGGCGTGTACGAATGCCTCTACCGGCGTGCCTGGCGGCGATCCTCAGACCCTGGCGGAGTATCAGGCCCAGGTGATCCAAGCCGGCCAGGCTGTCTCCACGGGCGTCTCGACGCTGGTGAAGACTGCGCTCCAGAACGTCTCCGGCGTTCAGGCGCGCCTAATCGCTTTCAGGCAGACCGGCGGAGGCTGGCAAGTCATCGTCGGCGGAGGCGATCCCTACCAAGTGGCGAACGCGATTTTTCAATCGATGTTCAACATCCTCGACCTCGTGGGCGCGGCAACCGTGGGCGCCACGGAAACCATCGCCATCAACGATTTTCCGGACACCTACGAAGTGGTCTATGTCGTTCCGGCCCAGGCCACGGTCGGCGTCGTGTGCCACTGGCAGACCGTCTCCACGGCGAACTTCGTTTCTCCGGCCATCGTCTCCGCGCTCGCCCAGCCTGCAATCGTCGCGTACATCAACAGCATCGCTGTGGGCCAGCCGATCAGCCTCCTCCAGCTTCAAGACGTCTTCATCAACGCGGTAAAGGACTCGATCCCTGAAGGGGCGATCTCGGTTCTTTCCTTCGTCGTCACGATCAATTCCACCATCGTGACTCCGCCGACTGGTGGCGTCCTGATCTCGGGCGATCCTGAAGCGTTCTTCTTCACTTCTTCGGCGGACGTGTCCATCGTCCAGGGCTAAATCGTGAACATCACCACGACAATCCCGAGCTACGTTTATCGTCAATATTCCGATGACGCCAACGTCTCGGCATTCTTCGCGGCCTATAACCATTTCAGCCAGGCGAACCTCGACGCGATCAACGGCTACCAGCTCCCGATCTATCTCCAGCAGACCGGAAACCTTCTCGAATGGGCCGCGTCGAGTATCTATGGCGTATTCAGGCCCAGCCTGTCCTCCGGTGGCCCGCGCAGTATCGGCCCGCTCAACACGTTCGAAATGAACGCGGAGGAGTTCAACGGGTTCGCCTTCGTCAACAGCTCCACGAACTTCATTGCCGACGATCTGACCTATCAGCGGATCATCCAGTGGAACACCTTCAAGGGTGACGGATTCCAGTTCACGATCCGATGGCTGAAGCGCCGCGTGGAGCGATTCCTTCGCGGGGCGATCTTTCCCG